TGATAGACGTTGGCAACACGCTGTTCAAGGGACGTGCAAAGCTGGATAGTTTCAGGCAGACCATTGCCGAGATATTCTATCCTGCCCGCGCTGATTTCATCGGCACCAACTTTGCATTGGATAACTTGGCAGCCAACGGTCTTGATGACGCTTATCCGGCTCTGATGCACAGAGAGTTGGGCGGCATATTCTCGACCATGCTACGACCACGTGGCGCAAGGTGGGCTACCCGTGCGACTGGGCGCGAAGATATTGATGCAATTCCAGAGGTCCAGCAGTATCAGGAAGAAAAGAGCACTCGCATGTTTCGGGCGCTTTATGATGCCCCTGCCCGATTTGTTCGCGCTGCAAAAAGCACTGACATGGATTATGCGGCTTTTGGTGAGGGCGTCCTGTCGGCTGAAATAACAGACCGTGGACATTTGTTTTATCGCAACCATCACCTGAGAGATTGCGCCTATCTGCATGATAGCTACAGCAAGCTTAATTACATGCACCGTAAGGACACGATGACTGCCCGCAATCTGATTGAGCGGTTTCCAAAAGCAGATCATCACTCGTCTGTGCGCAAAGCAGCAGATAAGGAACCCGGCAAGGCAATTAAGATACGTCATATCACCATGCCTGCACCTGATGACAAGGACGGGTTCCCATTCGTGAGCATCTATATAGACGCTGATAACAGTGTTATATTGCAGGAGCGCAAGACCAAGATATTCAACTACATTCTGCCACAATGGGAGACACTTTCTGGAACCAGATTTGCATACTCGCCGGCCGCAATCATATCGTTCCCGGACGCAAGGATGTTACAGCAACTTAGCAGTATCATGATTGAGGCGGCAGAGTTGCGTATTCAGCCGCCCATGGTAGCCTACACAGACGCGCTTAGATCGGATATCAACGTGTTTCCGGGCGGTGTGACGGATGTTGCCGGGGATTATGATGCCAGACAAGGCAAGCCCCTTGAGCCTATGGATTTCGGCACCAACGTTAATATTGGTGTGAACATGCGACAGGACGTGCGTTCAATTATCGAACTGGCGTGGTATCGCGATAAGATCAACCTCCCGGCACAGGGCGATATGACGGCCTTTGAGTTCGGGGAGCGCGTCAAAGAGATGGTACGTACATCCCTGCCGTTGTTTGAGCCAATGGAGATGGAATATAACACCCCGTTGCTGGATATGACGCACGATCTTGCTGAGACTATGGGGGCGTTTATAGACCTCGACGAGGATAAGCCAAGAGAACTTGATGATATGCCGGTAATCTATAAATACGATAGCCCTATATCGGCGGCAGCAGACAGGCAGAAGCTGGCACAGTTCCAGGAATCGTTCCAGTTAATCACAAGCACAGGCAAGCTGGGCGAGCAGGTGTCGGCTGAAATGGACCTGAAAAAGGCCCTTGAAGATGCAATACGCGGGACTGGCGCACCGGGTAGCTGGTGGCTAGATGAGGCTGAACGCGAACAGGTGTCTGAAGAAGAAAAACAGAAGCAACAGGTTGATGCCATTATGGGCGACCTTGGTAATGTAGCTGATGCCGCATCAGTCGGATCAAGCATTGCAAAATCAACACAGGACCTTGAACAAGCCGGGCTGCTTACCGGATGATATTGCTTAGCGATCTTACGCAGGATGACATTCTGTCGATACAGGCACTTATGAAGGGCACTGCAAGCCAGTCACAACAACAACATGCCTTGGTGTTCATTCTCAACAAAGCATGTCTTTTGAATGTCGCCTCATATATACCCGGCGGTCCCGACTGTGAGCGCGAGACCAGACGCAGAGAAGGACAACAATTCGCTGGGCACATAATCAAACAGTGCCTGGACGACAGAATTGAGTTGAATAAATTGCCCGGAAACAAACCAACGGAGAAGAAATGACTGATGAAGTCCAAGTAGAAACCGAAACACCACCCGCCACGCCTGTTCTGAACGGCGGCATTGAACCAATTGTTAATGCCCCAGAGACTGAATCTGATGATGATGCTCAAAAAGCATGGTATTCTGATGACTGGAGGGCAAAAATAGCCGGTGATGACGAAAAGGTAATGAAACAGCTTGAGCGCTTTAGTGATCCAGCCAGTGCCATCAAGAACGGCATTGCGGCTAATCAGAAAATACGTAGCGGTGAGTTTAAACAGCCGCTATCTGATGAGCCAAGCGACGAGGAACTTGCGGAATACCGTGCTGATAATGGAGTTCCAGAAACCGCAGAAGCCTACGCCATTGAGTTCCCGGAAGACATTCCGATGACTGACTCTGAAACCAAGGTGTTTGATGACCTTAAAGTCATGTTCCACGACAAGAATGTGCCACAGGGGACAATGGATATTGTGTCTAATGCTCTGGTTGAGTTCAAGCGCAATGAAATGGCTGAGATGGTTGAGACATGGAATCGTGGCAAGGAAGAAACCGAAGATCATTTCAGGGTTGAGCTTGGTGCTGAATACCGTGGTGGCATGAAGAACGCTGATGTTATGGCCGTTAAGATGTTTGGAGATACTGCCCCGGATATGATGGAAGCGCTCATGCCAGACGGAACAAAGCTTGGCAGCAACAAAGTCTTCATCAAGGCATTGATTGACGCCTCATACGATAAATACGGAGCGACAGGTGAACACATCCCCGGTGACGGTGGCGAATCCCTTGGCGCACGCAAAGACGAGATCATGAAGATCATGAAGACAGATATTGTGAAATATCGTCGTGAAGGTCTTGCAAGTGAATTAAAAGAAATTCTGGAACGTGAAGACGCCATGAAGCGTTAGTTCCACAATACCCCGATAACAAAGCCCCGACCCCGCCGCCCCGTGCAAACGGCTTACCGGCAATTAGTTGGCCTACCTTTCAGATCGGATAACCCAAATACATAAACCAAAATATGAAGGAGATTAACAATGGCCAATGCTTTTGTTACTCAATATCGCCAGGAATATGTTGCAGAGTTCGAACAGAAAGGGTCACTCCTTCGAGCTTCTACAACCACCGAGGCGGTAGTTAACGGCTCCAGCGCTGTATTTCAGGTCGCTGGATCGAAGGGCCAGAAGGCTGTCACCCGTGGCGCCAATGGTCAAATCCCATATAAGACATTTAATGAGTCTCAGTTTACCGTTACTCTTACTGAAGCTCATGCTCCGTATGAGAAAACAGGGTTTGATATTTTTGCATCACAAGGCAATCAACAGGCTATCATGCGCCAGTCATCGATGAATACGATTGGCCGTGATATTGATGACGCAATTATCACCCAACTTCTGACATCAACTGTGAATACCGGTGCGGCTGCCACCGCAAGCAATGCCGTGGTTCAAAAGGCAGTTGGTATTCTTGGCCTGGGTGACGTTGATCTTGAGGATATGGACAATCTGTTCGGGCTTATTACCCCTGCTTTCCGCGCGTATCTTATGCAGAGCGCAGAGTTTTCAAGCGGTGATTATGCTGATGTTCAGCCCCTAAACGGTCCAGCCCGCAAGTTCTTCCGCTGGTCTGGCATTAACTGGATCACATCAAACTCAACTGGCCTGAATGCCGGGACGAATGCAGAGAAATGCTTTATTTATCATCGCAGTGGCATTGGGCACGCAATCGCATTGAGTGAGGAAGACGTAACTGTTGGGTTCGATGAGAAGCAAAAATCATCGTGGACCAATGCCACGGCTTACCATGGTGCCAAGCTTCTGCAAAGCACTGGTGTTGTCATTGTCAATCATGATGGTTCCGCCATCGTTGGCGCATAAGAAAGGATAAACAATGGCTTATGCAACTTCAAACCCTCCAAACTGTGTATCTCAGGGTATTGGTGGTGGGCGAAAACTCTGGATATATGCGTCTACTGACGCCGCTACCGTAGTCAGAGTAACCGGCTATATCACCAATGCTCAATCGCTTGGTATGTTGGCCGGAGATATCGTTATCCAGATTGATACTGATGCGAGTCCAATTGCTTCGCAGATTATGATTATGTCTGTGATTAACAGCAATGGATCGGGCGATTTGTCAGATGGCACCGCCATCGTTGCGACAAACACCGATTAACGATAAACAGACGGGGAGCAAAATCAACATTGCTCCCCGTTAATTCCCCTCAAACAAAGGATTTTAAATGACTGAACTCATGTCTCTGCCAGAATCAACAATTCAGGGAACCGCAGAATTCCAGCGCACACGATATCTTGTTCATATTCCGCGCGGGATCACGGTTGACCAGCTATCTGATCCTAAATTATGGATACATACCCGCCGCATGTTCCAGGTGAACACGTTGCTTGAATGCGTGGCAGTTGATGGAAGTTTTGATGTTCTGTTGCGCGTGACTGCTATTAACAGTGGTGAACTACGGTTCAGGGTGTTACGCCAATGGGAGATGAAGGCAGAAAGCAAAGAAGTCGTTATGAGTGATAGCCTGTCGGTCAAATGGCGTGGCCCTCATGACAAGTTCACAATCGTCAATGAAAGCGGCGAAGTAATCAGCCTGACCAACGGCATCATTGCCAAAGGCCTTGAGAATAAAGACATTGCCAATCAAACACTTGAAGATCACCGTAAAGCGATAGCAAGTGGCTGATAAACTCAGCATATACAATGGGGCTGTAGTTCAGCACATTGGAGATCGCCGTATTATCAGCCTGACTGATGATGTTAAAACGCGCTATGCGTGTGATTATGCGTGGACATCCGCAGTCAATGCCTGCCTTGAACAGGGAGAATGGAAGTTTGCCCTGCGATCCGTGCAGTTATATGCAACCACAGATGTTGTTGCCGATTTCGGGTATACAAATGCGTTTGACAAGCCAACTGATTGGGTGCGTACCGTTGCGATATCCCAAGATGAGAACATGAATGTCCCGTTGAGCGACTTCATCGACGAGAGTAAATATTGGTGGTCTTATGCTGATCCAATCTATGTGAGGTTTGTCTCGAACAAGTCTGATTATGGCTTGAATGTTGGTGCATGGTCACAGAGCTTTGCTGATTATGTATCGGCTGAACTGGCCTTAAGGATATCCCTGAACCTGAACCAGAGCAAATCTGGCAAGGAGGATATTGAGAAGAATATCAAACGCCTTAAGGTAGCTGCTGTTGGCATCAATGGAGTAAGTGGACCAGCCAAGAGGCTACCAGGTGGTCGCCTGATGGCATCCCGTCGAACACGCAGCAATGATGAGCCGTACTGGCGTAGATAATGGGAGAAATAAACACATATAATCACAGTTTTATTATTGGCAAAGTCTCTAACCGGGGTCTGGCAAGGATAGACCTTGAGCGTATGAGGCTGGGTGCTGAGGAACAACAGAACCTGCTTCCATCGTCGATTGGCGCCGCACAGGTGCGTGGTGGTCTGGAATACATGGGCATCACAACCTACAATAACCAACCTGCCGTTATACGGACATTCAAACGGTCGATCAATGATATTGCAAGACTGGAGTTCACGGCAAACACTCTGAGAGTTATTGTCTCAAACACGGTCATAACCCGCCCGTCAGTCACATCAACCGTAGCTGATGGAGATTTTTCAGCACTTACTGGCTGGACGGATATCAGCACAGGCACGGCCACCGCCGCCGCAACATCTGGTGAGCTTGTATTGAATGCGGTCGCAACAGGGAATGTTGCCGGTGTTCGACAACTTGTTACCACGGCCAGCGCGAATATTGAACATGCAATCAGGATTGTCGTCTCAAGAGGCCCGGTCAATCTAAAGGTAGGGTCAAGTTCAGGTGGCATCGAATATATGGGTGATATCACTATCGGGACTGGTACACACTCCCTGTCATTCACTCCAACAGGTTCCTATTATGTTGAATTCACCAACAAAAAAGAGATTGATAAAAAGGTAGATAGCTGTGTGATAGAATCTGCCGGTGACATGCTGTTGCCAACGCCGTGGGCGCTTGACGATCTTCGGTTAATCAGAATGGATGAATCAATTGATGTTCTGTTTGTCGCCAAGGAAAACGTTGCACATAAGAAGATTGAACGCCGGGGGACAAGATCATGGTCAATCGTTGAATACTCGCCTGATGATGGGCCATTTACACTTGGTAAAACCGCCGATATCACTTTAACCCCTGGTGCTTTGAGCGGTAACACGACTTTAACCGCATCCCAGCCGTTCTTTAAAGCGGGACACCTACCGGCATTGTTCAGATTGTTTCACGGGTCCCAGACGGTAGAGGCCAGTATTGCCGCCGAGAATACGTTTTCAAACACAATCAAGGTAACAGGCGTTGCCGCCGCGCGCGCATTCATCATGACCCTGACAGGGACATTCAGCGGCACAGTCACCTTGCAGAAATCGTTTACTTCAGAGAGTTCCGGGTTCTCCACACATGCAACGTACACGGCGCCGACGACAAAGAATATCGACGATGGCCTTGATAATGCAATTGTCTGGTGGCGAATAGGCTTTGAGACAGGAAACTACACCAGTGGCACCGCCGAGGTTAACCTGTCTTATACCGGTGGATCAGGTAATGGGATTTGCAGGACAACCGCAATCACATCAACCACAGTTGCTCAGGTTGAGGTGCTGGACCAGTTCTCAGCAATAACGGCATCTGATATCTGGTATGAAGGGGAATGGTCAGCCCTACGTGGATATCCATCGGCAGTCAGCTTTTTTGATGGCAGGCTAGCGTGGGTGGGGCTTGACAAGTTTATTGCATCTGAATCAGACGCATTTGAGAGCTATAACCCGGAGGAAACCGGAGACGCAAAAGCTATTATAAGAAACCTTGCTACTGGCGGAGGAATACAAAACCCTAAATGGATGCTTCCTTTGTTGAGGCTTATAATTGGGACAGAGAGTGCAGAGATACCGGCACGTGCATCCTCATTTGACGAGCCTTTAACAGCCACAAACATATCGTTCAAGGATGCATCAACCCAGGGGTCAGCCAACGTTCAGGCACTCAAGGTTGGCTCAGTCGGGTTATTTGTCCAGCATTATGGCAAGCGGGTCTATGAGACGAAATACGACTTTCAGAATAATGACTACAACATTGAAGATGCCACGATATTAAGTGAGGACATTGCCGGGTCCAGCACTTTTGTTGACGCCGCCACACAGTCCCAACCAGAACCCCGCCAATGGTTTCTACGAGCCGATGGCAAGGTTGAATTACTGGTCTTCAACCGCATTGAGGAAGGGATTATAGGATGGAATGATTTCGTCACAGATGGCGCGGTCTATGGTGTGTCTGTAGAGCCAGGCGCAACCCAGGATGATGTCTATATGGTTGTTGGCCGCACGATCGGTGGTGTTGTAAAATATTACCATGAGCGGCTGGCATCTGATGCCGATGCCAAGGGCGCAACCATCACGACAATGCCTGATAGCTTCGTAAGGGGGAACAACCCCGGTGGAAGCACAATGCTTACCGGTCTTGGACATCTTGAGGGCCGTGACGTGGTTGTGTGGGCAGATGGCGCCCCTGTTGCCGGGACATTTACCGTTACTGGTGCTGCAACATTTGTACCATCACCCGTTACCGATTGGGTTGCTGGCATAGACTGGACATGGAAATACAAAAGTGCTCGACTGGCATATGCTACCAACGGCACTGCCATGGAACAACCAAAGATAGTTGATCATATCGGGTTAGTGATGGAGAACGTCCAGCACGGGGCCGTGAAATATGGGCCAACGTTCACAGATTTAATTGACATGCCAGTATCCGACGACTTTCAGCCTGTATCAACAGATAAGTTCTGGAGCAAGTTTGACCGCCCGCTGTTCGCTTTTGATGGCACATGGGATACTGATTCACGGATATGCCTGCAAGGAAGTGCGAGTAAGGGTCCGGCCACACTATTGGGTATTGTGATTGGGATTACAGCAAATGACACATAAAGAAATCATAGACCTGAATGCAGATGATATTGCAGGCTATACGCTATTTGATGTTGATCAGAGGTCGTGGGGAATAATGCTCAAGATTAACGGTAAATGTGCTGGTATCGGTGGCGTCGTGTATCACAATGACGAACCTGTTGCCTTCATGGAACTAACATCGCTGGGGGAAAGCCGCCCACTGCAACCCGCCAAGATGACAAAAGTGCTTTTGAATATGATAAAAGAACGTGGACACAAAAAGATAATCACATTATGCGGTGATGATAAATACCCATTGGCCTATAGGTTTTTGATTATGTTAGGATTTAAAGATACTGGCCGGGTAATATCTGGCAGGAAGGTGTTTGAATGTCAGGTTTAGAAGCCCTAACGCTTGCCCTTGGTGCTGGTCAATCAATTCTTGGTGGCATTGCCCAGAATAAGGCTGCCAAATTCGAGGCAAAGCAGCTTGAGGCACGCGGCAAGGAAGATTTTGCCGCCGGTCAACGCCGGGGTGTTGAGCGCCGCCGCGATACAGAGAGGCTACTATCACGCCAGCGTGCGGTCGCCGCCGCATCGGGTGGAGGCGTAACCAACGCATCAGTGCTTGATATTCTTGAGAATACACAAGCTCGTGGGGATTTCCTGATCAGATCAGAGATTGCCGCTGGCGAACAGCGCAACCGTGGCCGACAGGATCAGGCCGCCGCGCGCCGATTTGGTGGACGGCAAGCCAGGATCGGCGGGTTTCTTGGCGCTGGTGGTACGGTCCTTAAGGGCATTGCCAAGTCGAGGTTTGGGTAAGTGGCAAGAATACCAATTGAAACCAGCCTTGGTGGGCCTAATCTGTCTGCATCAAGACCCATTGCAAGAATAACCGGGCGCTCTGGGCTAGCAGAAGGTCTGGGGTCACTCGCTCAGGGATTTGGAGCCATACAGGCCGGGGTAGATGCCCAGAGTAAACAGGATGACGCGCTGGCAATTATTGAGGCTAAGGCGTTCATCGCAGAATCAGACATCACCTCAAAGCGTGCACT